AAAAATTTATGGCTAGAAAAAGAAGGAGTAATGGTAATCAACCCCCTGCGGTTGGATTAATGTCCAAGTCGTCTAAAAGAAAAAAACCAATTGGAGCAGAACTACTTTTAGATATTGAACCACTTACTGACAATCAAAGAAAACTATTTGAGTCTTATGATGCTGGTAAACACTTAGTTGCTCACGGTGTTGCTGGTTCAGGAAAGACCTTTCTATGCCTCTTTAAGGCACTCCAAGATGTTTTGAGTGAATACACACCATACGAAAAGGTTTATATCGTCAGGTCTCTTGTACCCACTCGTGAGATAGGTTTCCTTCCAGGAAGTCACGATGATAAGGCATCTCTTTATCAAATTCCTTATAAGAATATGGTAAAGTATATGTTCCAGATGCCGAGTGATGCTGACTTTGAGATGCTCTACGGAAATCTCAAGGCACAAGAAACTATTAGTTTTTGGAGTACTTCTTTTATTCGTGGTACAACACTTGATAACTGTATTATTATTGTTGATGAGCTCGAAAATCTAAATTTCCACGAATTGGATTCTATCATTACTCGTGTTGGTGAAAATACTAAAATTCTTTTCTGTGGTGATGCTTCTCAAAGTGATTTGATTCGTCAAAATGAAAAGAATGGAGTAGTTGATTTTATGAAAATTCTTCGTCAAATGCCTTCGTTTGATATTATTGAATTTGAAGTTGAGGATGTAATTCGTAGTGGTTTGATTAAAGAATACATTATTACAAAAATGGAACTTGGTTTATGACATTTATTCATCATAATTTTTTAGGTGATCTTGAGTTAGAAAAAAAAGAATCAGATGGTATGCGTCTTTATAATCTTCCAAATGGAGATTGGGTACCATCTATTACTACTGTGACATCTTTTTATAATCGTGAGATTTTTGTTAAGTGGAGAAAAAGAATTGGACTTGAAGAAGCAAATCGTATTACAAAAAGAGCAACAGCAAGAGGAACTGATTTCCACCAAGTCTGTCAAGACTATTTGGAAAATAAGGAATTAAACTGGGATGATTATCAACCACTCTCAAAGTTTATGTTCTTTCATACGAAACCATATCTGGATAAGATAAATAATATTCATGCGATTGAAAGAACCTTATACTCAGAATACCTTGGTCTTGCTGGAAGAGTTGATGCTATTGGTGAGTATGAGGGAGAACTTGCGGTAATTGACTTTAAAACATCAGAAAAAATCAAACCAGAAGAATGGTTGGAAAATTATTTCGTTCAGGAAATGTTTTATGGATCTGCATATTATGAATTAACTGGAATTCCNATTGTAAAACTNATTACTATTATGGTAACTCCTGGTGGTGATGTAAAAGTATTTGACAAAAGAAACAAAAACGATTATATTAAGTTATTAGTTCGTTATATCAAAAAATTTGTACTTCACAATATTAGGTCAACGGATGGAAAATGAATTAGAAAAGGCAATAGAAAATAAGTTCTTTTGCCCCACTAAATTTGCGCAACAGATAGAAGAACTCGTACAAATTAATATAGAAATGAACTATATTGATGCGATTGTATATTTCTGCGAACAGAATAGTGTTGATTTAGAGTCTGTACCTAAACTCATCTCAAAACCACTCAAAGATAAAATTAAGTTTGAGGCCATGGAACTTAATTTTCTTAAAAAGACTTCTCGTGCTAAATTAGTATTTTAATTCAATTTTGGGGTGCAAAAAATCCCGGCAAAAAAATCCTTATATTACCTTTTTGAATGATGCCGTTCGATACATATAAATGTTACTTATCATTAAAGAATCATTTTACTAAGGATTCTTATGATTACCATAAGTATTGTGGAAAATCCAGAGCAACAGTACAGTCTTTCTATAAACGCAAAGATCGATTTTGGTTTGAAAAGTTCTCAAGAAGTAAAACAGATGCTGAAGTAGTAGAGTTTTTTGTATCAAACTTTATTTCTTGTACAGATCCAGGAAGACTTTGGATTGGTGAAATGATGAAAGAGGGTGATGTTAGATATACTGAATGGAAAAAAAGAACTCAATCACTTTCTTATATTTTCAAAGAAGAAATAGAATCAGTTTTTACTTCTAAGAACTTTGACGAAATGTTTCTTATTAAAAGTAATCAACACCCACAAATTCTAAAAGAGCACTTACAATCTAATATTTCACTGGAAACAATGTTAATTTTGGATAAAATAGTTGGATATAAAACTAATTTCGATAAAAAACTTGATGATCCTGTATGGAAATCAATCTCGATGAAAATTATGAAGTATAACCCCTTTCTAAATATCGATGTATTGAATTACCGCAAAATCTTAAAAAAGGTTATTATGGAGGGACAATGAGTTTTTTTGAATCAGAAATTGTTTGTGATGAACTTGAAGAACTTCACGATCTTCAGAATGAAATCTATGGGAATCTTTTTGATTATCCAAAAATGACAAAGAAAGAAAAACTATATCATATAGAACTATTAGAACAACTTTTAGAAAAACAACAAATACTTTTTACTCGTTTAAATTTGTCTGATGACCCAGAGGCAAAGGAAATGAGAGATAGAATTTTAGATTCTGCAAAGATGATGGGACTTACATTAGGGCAAGATATGAGTGTTATTTTCAGTAATATGAAAAGTCTGATTGAAATGATGAAATTTCAGGTTGACAGAGTAGATTCGTAGATATACAATAAGTATGGGCTGGATGATCCCTTAAGCAAAATCAACAAGCCAAATCCTATTAATACAAAGGTAAAAATGTCATTTGAAAATCTAAAAAAGCAATCTAAACTTGGTTCTCTAACCTCTAAACTGGTTAAAGAAGTTGAAAAGATGAGTACTACATCCAGTGGTGCTGATGAACGTCTATGGAAACCAGAAGTAGACAAGACTGGTAATGGTTTTGCAGTTCTTCGTTTTTTACCAGCACCTGATGGTGAAGAACTTCCTTGGGCAAAGATGTATTCACACGCATTTCAAGGAAATGGTGGATGGTATATTGAAAATTCTCTGACTACTATTGGTGGTAAAGACCCACTTGGAGAATATAATCGTGAATTATGGAATACTGGAACTGAAGCAAATAAAGAAACTGTACGTAAGCAAAAACGTAAACTTAACTACTATTCTAACATTTATGTAGTAAAAGACCCTGCGAATCCATCAAACGAAGGTAAAGTCTTTCTGTTTAAGTATGGTAAGAAAATCTTTGATAAGATTATGGAGGCAATGCAACCTGAATTTGAAGATGAATCACCAATCAATCCTTTTGACTTCTGGTTGGGTGCAAACTTCAAACTGAAGATTGTAAAGAAAGATGGTTACTGGAACTACGACAAATCTGAATTTGATCGTGTTTCTCCACTTCTTGATGATGATGACGCAATGGAAGCACTTTGGAAGAAAGAGTATTCTCTTGCTGCTGTGACTGCTCCAGACCAGTTTAAGACCTATGAAGAACTTGAACGTCGTATGAATATGGTTCTTGGAAACAAGACTGCCCCAACTCGTTCTCGTGAAGTTGCAGAGCAAGAAGATTCATATTCTTCTTATGAAGAAAAATCATCTGTAACAGAAAATCGTGTTGTAGAAGAACTGGAAAAATCTTATGCTCGTAGTAAGGCACCAGTATCTAAAGTTGAACCTGATGAAGATGAGGACGATGCATTATCATATTTCCAAAAATTAGCAGAAGAATAATCAACTATAAAGTCTAATATTATCACCACGCTTAAGGTCTTCACTAATATACTGTGAAGACCCTTTTTTGTATGGCATAATATTATCCATATCATTAACCACAATATTCAAGTATCTTGGTTTGAGTAAGAAAATATTTCTCTTTGCATCTTCTAGTTTAATCTCATAATCATAGTTTGTGATTGGAGTTGCAATATTTCCGGTTTCTATCTGAGAATCTATAAAGTAATCATAATAACTTACTGAATATGGAGAACTCACTTCAAGACCTGAAGGAACAATCGTAACTCCCTGACTGTTTTTAATTTCTGAAGTTTCATAGTGATGAATACCATTATAAAGAACATCATAATCACCATATTTTTCAACCAAATAACGATCTAAATCATCTTGTAGAAGTGGCCATTCTGATTGAATATTGACGATATTGTTTGATAGTAAAATCACCCAATCAAGAGTTGGATCACCATAAAAATCTTCTGCAACATTATCAGGACGATCATTTCCCCGAATCTGATACTTCTCAAAAAATGCAAGTTCCTGAAAAATATCAGGACGAAGACTTCCTTTTTTAAAGAAATTTTTAACTTGTATATAATCTGATATGTTCTTAGATTCTGCAATCCGACTTACATACTCAAAGTTTGGAACCTGACGGAAATAAGATGCCATTTT